TGAGATTGTAATAGTTCTTTCCAACCAAACACCTTTGGAAAACGACCATTCTCTAACATGGTCATATTAATTCCATAGTAGGATTGAAGTGAGGTATTTTTATATAAAAACTTTAATAAACGGTCTGGATTAGCATTTCTTTTAAGATAAATTTTTATATTTGGAGAAGAACCAGTTAAGTCATTAAACCTTTCAATGCCTGGATTCTCATCTCCATTTAAAATTTCTTCAAGTTCTCTACATATTGTATTTGTATATACACTATATGGAATTTCTTTAACGATAAAACAACGTTCATATTTGTTATATTCAATTACTGAACGTAACTTACATGAACATCCATATCCAGTTTTTAATCCTTGTTTAATTTCATTTTCATTTAATAATACTGCGCCCGTAGCAAAGTCTGGAGCACAATATATCTCTTCAAATGAAGCATCAGGATTTTTTAAAAGATAAATTAAAGCATTATTAACTTCTTGTAAATTGAACTGTGGGATTGAAGAAGCAGCACCAACTCCAATGCCCATAGTTCCATTTACTATATTAAAAAACCCCTTCGTTGGTAGTACAACTGGATACTGTTCTGTATCGTCGTAATTATCTCTCCATTCTTCAATTGTATCCTTATCAATATCTTTAAATAGATATTCTGATAAAGCAGATAGCCGCGCGGAAGTATAACGTGGTGCTGACCAGTTACCAGATTCCATCAGATTGCCATACGAACCTTCTACTTCAATAAGAGGATAACGCATAGCAAATGGCTGGCCAGCTCGCATTATAACTCCTTCACAACTTGAATCGCCATGTATATACATACGCATAGCAGAACCAATACCTTTTAAGGTTTTCTTAAAAGGTTTGGAATGAAGAAATTTATCTGTATAAAGACAATAGAAAATTTGACGAGCAGATGGCTTAAGACAATCACGTACATCAACTAATGCACGAGATTGTAATACTGCTCCTGCATATTGTTGAAAACTATCTTCTATGATTGGTCTTAAATTACTCATTTATTAATACTCCATCTTTTGTAAAATAATATTCAGTGTTTTTATTTTTAATATATTTTTTAATCTCTTTTTTGGCTCCCCAAAAAGTATAAGTTACACCTATTATACTTGTTATACTCATAATACTTAGGTCATAAACAATATACAAGGGTCCATTTTTTTTAATCTTATATTTTGCTATTGATGATTGACACTCCATAATTACTCCACATACTTTTTAAAGACATCATTATAACATCCTCGATTAAGAAAAGCTCTCTTCATAAAGCAAAGAGCAATACCTTTTTCTGCGTCGAATGTCTCTCCATCTTGACATTTCACTTTAGTTCTTGTGCCATCAATCCACTTAACAACAACTGTTCCTTTATCTTCATTGAGGTAAATATTATCAATTTTTCCAGTCGGCTTGGCCGGAGCTTTGACTACTTTAGCAGAAGTAATTTCTCTAATACTAATTCCCCTCGGAATTCCTTCCATAGAAACATTATTATCAATAATAGTCACCGGATTATCATAATGAGTTCTATTATCGGCTACAATTTCATACAGACCTCCTTTGATAAGGTCGAGCTGAGTCCGATAATAATAAGTTCTATCAACATGACTATTTGCGAATTTTACTGTAATTAATCTCATAATTTTCTCCTTTCTTTATCTTATATATAAATTATATATAAAAATTAAAAGGAAATCAAATTTTAAAATTGGATTCGTCTCCTATTACTATTCTCCAGTCGCCCCGTGACCAGCCACCACAATATTGTATTTTAGTTACCATTTTGTCTAACCACTCATTTGATATATCATTAAGGCGGGTTCCATGAGAATATTCAAGTCTTTCTTCTTTATTAGTGTCATAGTCAAATAAATCAATATATCCCCATTCACTGGCTTGATTAATTATAGCTTCTATATAATCAGAAACAGTTAATTTTTGAAATTTTATTGTTTCATAATAGCTAATTTCGTCTCCAGCCGTAAATTTATATTGTAATTTTACTAAATTATTTATATCGTAAGCCATTATTCTCTTACCTCATTAAAGTCAATGTTATTGAAAATAAATTCTCTTCTTGGCTGAACATCTTCACCCATAAGATCTTCTAAAAGGTAAAGGCTATCTTCTGTAGGAACTAATTGTTCCATTCTTTGAAATTCTTCGGTAAACATTGATCTACGAGCTTGTTCTTCGGACAGTGCGCCGAGTCCTTTGTTACGCTGAACTTCACCTTTTACTTTGCCTTTTGCTTTAGCAAATTCATTATCAGTAAAATAATATGATTCATTTTTACCTTGTTTTACAATGTAAAGTGGTGACCGTAACCAGTATAAACGTCCTTCATCTAAAAACTCTGGTGCTAAATAACGAAGCGCCGCCATTATCAAAAGACCGATATGGCTACCATCGCTATCTGCATCAGTACAAATAGCAACTTTTCCGTATCTTAATTTATTACTATTATATTTTCCTGGTACTATATTCATGGCACTAAGGAAAAGTTTAATTTCTTCATTCTGAAAAATCTTTTCATCAGGATTGCTTAAACAGTTAATCATCTTACCACGAAGAGCAAGTATACCATATTTGGTAACATCCCGTGCGACCGCCATTGAAGCCGCCGCAGAATTACCTTCTACGAGGAGAAGAGTCGATTTCTCTCCAAGAAATTCCGCATCTTTCAGCTTATCCGATGCAAAAACTTTTTTCTTCTGATTCTTCTCAATTTCTTTTCCAGCTTCTAATACTTGTTTACGAGCGCGCTCGGCCGCCCTTTCAGCTTTTAATTCTTTTGTAAGTAAGGTTAGAATTTGTTCAAACTCTGCAGGATGTCGTCTGCTAAAATCTTCTAACATCTGTGTTGTTGCACGTTGCGCCAGGCCGCGAAGTTCAGGATTATTGACCTTTGTCTTTGTCTGATTAGCGAATGAAGGATTTGGCACTTTACAATTTACAATATAGTAAAGACCACCGCGCGCAATATCAGCTGCAAATTCTCCTTTGAATTTCTTTTTAAAGAAATTAGTTATAGAGGTTCTTACTCCTGTAAGCGAGGTGCCACCTTCTGAATTTGCAAGTCCATTAGTAAATACATACCAATGTTCATTGCGGGCGGCCGCCCACTGCATAGCAACTTCACATTCAATTCCGTTTTCTTCTACTGAAATGTAAAGTGGGGTTTTGTGAATTGGTTTATCTATTGAATCTTTAAGATAATCTAATATTCCATTTTCAGATTTATATTTAACTCTTTCTCCAGTAATATTGTTAATAAGAACAAATTCTACTCCTTTGGTGAGGTAAGACCAATTCTTACACATTTCTTTTAAATCGGAAAATTTAATTTCAATAGGCTCTAAATTATACACTTCTGGTGAAGGAATAAAGCTTACTACCGTACCTGTTTTTAAAGAGTCGAAATCTTCAATTTCAAAAGATTCTTTAATACCTTCTTTTAAAACTAATGTAGCATGGGCGCAATCTCTATAAGAATCTGCTTGAAAATAAGATGATGATAAAGCCACACCTTTTGATCCTATTCCATTCATACCAGCTACATTTTGATAAATTTTTTCATTAAATTTACCACCAGTATGAGGCATTGTATAAATAGCTTCCATGGCTTCTGTGCCGTCATCTCTAATACCAAAAGGAACTCCACGAGCATTATCGGTTACGGTAACCATGTTATCTTTATCCAATTCAATAACAATAAGGTCGCCGTAACCCATTGTTGCTTCGTCTATGGAGTTTGTAATAATTTCACGAACACATTGGAGAACGCCTTGGTTATCGGCGCTCCCCATGTACATTGCAACACGCTCTCTTATAGCATCTCTAAATGATAATGTTTCTATTGATTTCGCATCGTAATTCATTAAAATCTCCTTTATACAGGAACACTAATAATTTCATCACAGATTCCGCACTGTAATGCGTCTTCTGCAAGGAACCACCAATCATCTTTTTGATGGATTGTATATTCTTCTTCGGTTATATTAGTGTATCTTAAAGTAATAGTTTTTAATTTTTGTAAAAGTTTTTTGTAAAATTCCGCCCAATTGTTAAACTTATTTGCATCACCGTAGTTACCTACAGAACCTTCATGGAATAAGAAGGTTGAATTTTCATAGGCAAGGCGCTTATGGCCTGCGATATAGATGAAGAAGCCTCCACTATATGCCATTCCTGTGTTGATTGTAATTACAGGAGTATTGGAATTTCTGATGCTGTCAATGATTGTGAGAGTGGCTAATACATCACCGCCACCAGAATTGACATAAATTTTAATTGGTTCTCTTTCTTCAATAGGAACTTGTTCTTCATCATCTAATCTGTTAAAGAAACGAATATAGTTATCTACTGCATCTGCAAAGTCGCTATCAATTGCACCAAGATGTAGTCGACGTGTTAGAGCATTGTCTAAATCAACTATGTCGGTGAAATCATACTGATCTTTGTCAGAATCAATGATACTTTGAATTAGTGTTGAAATTTTAGTCTTGTCCATAAAATTATCTCCTATAAATTTTTTTCTTTGCATTTATCGCAAAGTGTATATAGCCAGTAGCCATCAGAAGATGTTTCTGCTGGTCTACCGCATATCATGCATGTATGGTGAGAAAGTTCGGTATATTTATCAATTATTTCCCAAATTTTTGAATCTCTTGGTATTCCAAGATCATACCACCGAAGTTCGCCATATTTTTCTTTAATTTGTATGATTCTATATTTATCGAGGTAGTTATATTTTACAAGTTCTTTTCTAATTTCCTCACACATTTCTACTCCGAAGGCGCGCCGCCAGCCGCCTGGCATTGCGTCGAGTTCAGTGTAAGAATAGGGCATAAAATATTTATCTGTCTTATCCCACATTAATTTATCTGTCCATCTATTTCGAGGAATAAGAAAGGGATAACGTTTACAAAGTTTTTTATTATTCATTTTTATTTGTTTCTTTTTAATTCGTTTATTCATAATGCTTATCTCACTTTCATTTAATCATATTTTGGTTTTTCTAAAATTAAATGTAAATTTGGACTAGCAAGCTCTCCAGTATGATAATAAAGTTCTGTTTCTGTAATTTGAAAATGCTCTATTGAATACCCCTCTTCTCTAATTAATCTTGCTGCGCGCAATATACAGTCATTAGCTTCACGTGGGGTGAAATGAAGTTCAATTTTTGATACTTTTTTATTCATCTTTGTCTCCTTCCCAGTTCGGTGGCACAAATTTATCAGCTGGCCGCCAACGCCATCCATTATTATCCCAAATTAGAAAATAGGTGAAATGGAATAGATTATCACAGTAGGTATCCAATACTTGATAAATTTTACCAGAGTCTTTTCGTTTGACTTTAAACATTGGAATTTCTCCTTTCTATTCGTATATTATAAGTATATCAGAAGAAGGATGAAAAGTCAAATTATTAGATTTGATTGAGTGATTTGGGACTTATTTAAAGAGAAAATTATATTTATAAATAATTTTGGAGGTTGAAATATATGACAACTAAGGAAAATGTAATTGACTACGTAATGAAGTCTCCTTATAATACGAATAAAGCAGTTTTAGAAAGTATGATGAGTGGATTGGGAGAAGGAGGGATTAAATATCATATCTGTTTACTATCTGAGTATGATTCCGAAACTGGTCTTCCAATCATTAGTAATCCTGATGAAACAACTTTCTATCTTGTTCCTGGTGGAGAAAGCAATAATGTCTACAACGAGTATATTTACGTTAACGGCAAATGGGAATTATTCGGGTCGTATGATATAGATTCTGGGTATAAGGTTACTAGAGAGGATGTTGTTGTATTTGATGGAAATGTTGAAGTAAATAAAGCATATGGTGCAACAGCATATACAAGCGCAAGTTCGATTATTGATGTGGATAATTTGACGGGAGATACCATTCAAGTTGTTTTTGAAAATACCGAATATGAATTAAATAAAGGGATGGCCTATGAATACCGTTATTATGGCGAACCATATAGGGGAAGATTTTCGTTTGATGATTATCCGTTTTCTGTGTCTGAGCTTGAAGACAGTGAAACCGGATCGCCGCTTTCAGGCTTTTTCCTTGCAACTGGAAGCCAAGGAACGTATAGACTTAAGGTAATTGATAAAAGGATAAGCTATACATTGAGTAATGATTTTAAATTTGTACTTGACTCTGTTATACCTCACAATATAAAGGATGATGGCACCACCGGTATTGTTGAAAATGATCTTTCGACTAATTCGGCGGGTTCTTATTCTCATGCAGAAGGAAGTGGTACAGAAGCTTCTGGAGCCTATTCTCATGCAGAAGGCACACGCGTAATAGCTTCTGGATATGGTTCTCACGCAGAAGGAAGTGGTACAGAAGCTTCTGGAGATTATTCTCATGCAGAAGGACAGAGTACGACAGCTTCTAAAAGACAATCTCACGCAGAAGGAAGTGGTACAGAAGCTTCTGGAGATTATTCTCATGCAGAAGGTCGTATGACACATGCTACTGGATTGCAATCTCATGCAGAAGGAAAGCAGGCGACCGCCTCGGGAGAATCTTCTCACGCGGAAGGATCGGGTACTTCAGCCAATCGCAAATCTCAACATGTTTTTGGTGAATATAATTTGTTGGATACATCTGGTTCTAGTTCGACTAGAGGAACATATGTAGAAATTGTCGGAAACGGTTCTGAATCTACTCGTTCTAACGCTCGTACCCTCGATTGGAGTGGTAATGAGTCTCTTGCTGGCTCATTAACTCTCGGAAAAGGTACATCAGATGAAGTTACAGTTACAGCCACGCAACTTAAACAGTTATTAACTTTATTGAATAGTTAATAGGAGGTAATAATGAAAATTAAAAATTATTTAGATAAAAACTATCCCAGTATTAACTGGAATATACTTTCTCAACTTTTTGAAGAGGAAGGGATTGAATTGACGGAGGAGATTAGAGATTATTTAAATACGACTCCGTGGAATACAAACGAAAATATATTGGCTAATTGGGGTATTGTAGGTGAAAGTGATTCAGAGCCTTCTGAATCTTTTACAGTAACATATACTGTACAGACTAACGCCCAGCAAGCAGGTTATGCAAACGGTACTTTACCCAAATGGTTTACTGATGATGAAATAACTGTTATTTTTGAGGGTGAAACATATACAGTACCTAAAAAAGTTGAAAGTCTTTATAACGTAGATACTATTATATATGGTGATATATTTGGAGATGGATCACCAAGATTTACTGACTATCCATTCTGTATTAAAAGTGCAGTCGGTGGAGAAACAATAAACCCGAACTGGAAAGCAATTTTTAGCACCCAAGAAGCTGGAACTTATGAGGTTACTATTACTTATTCTACAGAAACCGATACCGAGCTTTAATTTTAAAATTAAAAATTTAATTAAGTATAAAAATAAAAAGACGAGTTACTAAACTCGTCTTTTATATTTAATAAATAACTTCGCTTATTGAGTCTTACTCCCAATTTACAATTTTCTTCTTTGCTTTCTTCTTCGGCGGCATCTTCGCCCAAATTAAATAATCTTTCGCGCGAGTAGCCGCCACGTAGCAAAGTCTTGCTTCATCATCATTATAAGCCCGTATATTATATGACAATACACACGGAGCTTCCATGCCTTTGGCGCTATGCGCAGTAAGCACTTTAATTGTATTCTCTTCCATTTTTTTATTAATTTCCGAATTAGTTAAATCTGATTGTTTAAACGTATCGGTTGGAATATTTTTTTTATCAAATAAAAATTGAAAAAGCTCTACATCTTTATTTGTTCTACATAATACGAACCAGTCGCCCCACTTGGCGCCGAGCTGATTGTTTGTACGAATGAGTGATTCTACTGCTTCAGATGGAGTATAGTTTCCTTCTAATACATGAATCAAATTCTTATCATCGGCGCGCCGCATTGGTATTGAATCATCATTATAATCTGGACCTAATCTATATAAAAACTTTTTTGCAAAACGTAAAATATCAGACACATTTCTAAAATTCTGTGTCATTTTATATACGGTTACATCAGGTTGATTCCATAGATTAATTAAATAATTTGGATCAGAACCGTTAAACGTAAAAATTGTTTGTTTTATATCTCCTACATACATATAGTTTTTTGGATTAATAAGCTCGAAAAATTCAAACTGCGCCTTTGTACTATCCTGTGCTTCATCTAATAGTAAATAATCAACTTCTTTAAT